CTGGTTTAATCTCCCCCAAAAACGACTCAAAGAGCCACGAAAATGACTGAGAAGGTCATAGAAGGTCACCAACCGACCCAAGAAGCCTCAAACGGGCTTCAAACGGTTTTGGGTAGGGACACAGATCGTGAAAACGCCCTGTTTGGCGTGCAAACGCCCAGAATCCACACCCCACTGAACGATTTACCGTCACGCGGGGGCGAATTGATCGACTTGGCGACTGACTTGAAGATCGATCTAATGGACTGGCAGAAATTTGCGCTTATTCACAGTCACAAAGTCAAGCCTGACGGTAGGTGGGCAACCCCAGTCAATTGCGTCGTCGTGGCACGTCAAAACGGCAAATCGTTTTTGCAGCTGATCCGAATTTTGGGTGGGCTTTTCCTATGGGACGAAAAATTGCAGATTGGGTCGGCGCACCGACTGTCCACGTCGCTGGAACAGTTCAGGGCATTGGTTCAAATGATTGAAGGTAGCGACAATCTGGCAAAACAGGTCAAAAAGATTCGCTGGCAACATGGCGGTGAGGAAATCGAAACCATGACGGGCAATCGATTCATTGTGCGTGCGGGTGGTTCGGCGGCGCGTGGTGTTTCCCGACCTTCGACGATCCACCTGGACGAATTGCGTGAAATGAACGACATTGAATCGTTCGCGTCGCTTCGTTATACGCTCATGGCTGCAACCAACCCCATGGTCATGGCGTACACCAATGCGGGCGATTCCAGCAGTGTGGTGCTGAACCAATTTCGAGACAGGGCGTTGGCTTCGATCGCAGGCGTTCAAGATGACATTGGTTATTTCGAATGGTCAGCACCAACCGACGAAATCAGTGTCGAAAATGCCAGGTACGCCAATCCGTCCATGGGAACACTGATTCATGCTGATAACGTTCGCAGCGTTTTGAATGACCCGCCTGACGTGGTCATGACTGAAGTGTTGTGCCGCTGGGTCGTGGCAATCAATAGCGCGGTCGATTCCGCTTCATGGGGTAACTGCCTGGACAAAGCAGCTGACTTAGACCCTGACAAACTCACCTGGCTGGCAATTGATCTTTCGCCTGATCGAAGGCACGCGAGTTTATGCGGTGCTCAGAAATTGGGAGACGAAAAGTTCGTCGTGAAACTACTGCACACCTGGGCAAACGAATTGCAATTGGACGACAAGGCAATTGCCAATGACTTGGCAGATTACGCCCGAAAGTATCCAACCGAATACGTGCTTTACAGTAGAAAAACCAGTGGGGCAGTTGCAGCACGACTTGCACCTGCTGGCATTCCCGTTTTCGACATGGACAACGCTTACCCGCAGGCGTGCGACGAAATGCTCAGCGCGATCAATAGCGGTCGCCTGAAACACCGTGGTCAAAGCCAATTGTCTGAAGAAGTTTTGGCAGCGGTGCAATTGCGTCGCGGTGACGGTGGCTGGGTTATCGGTCGCAGGGCTTCGCAGTCAGTTGTCTGCGGTGCGGTGGCAACTGCGCTTGTCACACATTTTGCGACACGCCCAGACAATGATCTTGACATCATGGTTGGTTGATCGTATAAGCCTGCAACAATTCGGGCATGGGATTTTTCGATCTATTCACGCCAAAAGTTGAGGCTGCCGTTCCAGTCGAAGCCACAAACGTGGACGCAGCTGCTATCGCGCCGTATTACAGTGAAATTGGAAACCTTTTCCTTTTCGGCGGGATAGTAACCGCGTCACGCGCTGAAGCAATGAGCGTGCCAACATGCGCGCGCGCACTTGGAATCATTCAAACAATTGCGTCACTGCCAATGCACACACGCAACGAAGCAACAGGTGAAAAGGTTTCTCAGCCACGCGTTATCAATCAGCCTGACCCACGCATTCCAGGAACAACATTCTGGTCATGGATTATTTCAGATTTATTTTTCTTTCCAACTGCTTATGCCTACGTCATGGAACGCTATGCAGACACGGGCAAAATTCGCGCAATGGAACGCATTGCACCTGAACGCGTAACCATTACGACAAACGGCATGGGTTATGAGATTGCGTCATACGCAATTGACGGTGCTTACGTAGACCCAGCCAACTTAGTTGTTTTCAACGGTACACAAGAAGGTTTGCTGAGCCGTGCAGGTCGCACAATTAAGGCGGCTGCTTCATTGGAACGCGCTGCAATGAATTTTGCTAACGAGCCAATTCCGCAAATGGTTTTGAAATCAAACGGCACATCATTGCCAGCAGATCGCATTTCGAAGTTGCTGACTTCATGGCGCACTGCGCGTGCTAATCGATCAACTGCATTTTTGAATGCTGACGTAACGCTTGAAACAATTGGTTACGATCCAAAGAATTTGCAGCTGAACGAAGCACGCAATTATGTTGCGCTTGAATTGTCACGTGCATGCGGTTTGCCTGCATACTTCACAGATTCGCAACAGTCGTCATTTACTTATTCAAACGCACTTGATAAGCGTCGCGATTTAGTTGATTTCGCATTCCGCAATTACATGTCAATTATTGAGCAACGTTTATCATTCCCGGACTTTACGCCAGCAGGTAACAAAGTCATGTTCGATCTTGACGACTTCTTGCGCGGTAATCCATACGAGCGTGCCCAGGTTTATGAAATCTTGAATCGAATCGGCGCAATGTCGATCGACGAAATACGCGAGGAAGAAGACATGCTGCTATGAGCAAAAAAGTAATCACACCAATGCAGATCACCGCAGCTGATTCGAACAGTCGCACGATCTCAGGTCGCATTGTCACGTTTGAAGAAACTGGCAACGCTTCAATCGGCAAGGTGCAATTCGCTGCTGGTTCAATCGAACCAACCGCCGTTTTGCTTAACCTTGAACATGACCGTACCCGCCGAATCGGCAAAACACTTTCGATTGAATCAACCGATAAAGGAATCGACGCAACATTCAAAATTGCGGAAACAACCGCAGGCAATGACGCACTTGTCGAAGCCCAGGAAGGTTTGCGCGACGGATTTAGTGTAGAAGTTTCATTTGACGAATACGAGACGCTGAAAGACGGCACAGTGAGAATTCTTGCAGGCGAATTGACGGGGGTCGCATTAACGTCAGAGCCTGCAATCCGATCAGCCCGCGTCGAATCAGTCGCAGCAATGGAAGAAGAAATTTCGGATTCGACAATCGAACCCGAAGAAACACCAACAACAGAAGGAGACGAAGTGGACAACACCGTCGCACAAGCGGAAGCCGTTGAGACGGTCGAAGCCGCAAAGTCAGTGACTGCACAGTCAAACAACGTGGGTGGCTGGAAGGCAACTCCACGCATTGAAATCACCGCTGCAAAGTACCTAGAAAACAAGGTGCTTGCTGCAACAGGTGACGAATCAGCACGCCAGTACGTATTGGCAGCAGACAACACAACAGACAACGCTGGACTTGTTCCAACACGTCAGTTGTCAGAAGTAATCAACGGACTATCAACAACAATCCGCCCAAGCATTGACGCTATTTCTCGCGGTGCATTGCCTGACGCTGGTATGACTTTTGAAATTCCAAAGATCACTGCTGCACCAACAGTTGCAATTGCAGCTGAGGACGCAATCTTTTCTGACACAGATCAGAACGCAGCATTCCTTTCAGTGGACGTTAAGAAGTTCGCAGGGCAACAAAAATTCTCAGTTGAATTGCTGACCCGCACAAGCCCACTTTTTTATGATGAATTGCTCAGAAACATGGTTGCAGCCATGGCTAAGGCGCAAAACGCATACGTCAATGCACAGTTAATCGCTGGCGCAACTGCTGACGGAACAACAACAACAACATACCCAACTGCAACTGAGTTGCTAGGTATCATTTCACGCGGTGCAGCAAGCGTTTACGGCGCAACTGCTGGACTTGCAAATCCATTCGCACGCAACTTGATCGCTTCAACAGGTCAGTGGGCAAACCTCATGACATTGAACGACGCAGGTCGCCCAATTTATTCAGCAGTGACAAACCCAAGCAACCAGCCAGGTTCAGCACTGCCAACATCATTGACTGGAAACGTAGCGGGCTTGAACCTATACGTTGACCCAACAAACGCAGGCGACGGAGACGGCACGTTGCTAGTTGTTAACCCAGACGCATACACCTGGTACGAAGGAACTTCATACCAACTACGTGCGGAATCAACTGCTGACGGATCTATCACCGTGGGCGTGTATTCATTCGGTGCAGTTGCGACAAAGATCGCAGCAGGCGCATTCAAGAATAACAAGCAGTAATTTCCACAAACTAAGCATGCGGCGGGTTCTCCCGATCTCGCCGCAGTCGATCGAAAGGAACGGACATGCCAGCCATTGTCACTGCGAGTCAATTGCGTACGGTGCTTGGCGTGTCCGTTTCCCTTTATTCAGACAGTTATCTTGACGAAATCATCAACACCGCCGAAGCGGTCATTTTGCCAATGTTGGTTGCGAACACTTCGGCAGTTAATGCGTACAAACTTGAATCAAACGTTGCAACTTATTACACGCAACGCCCACATTATTTCGTGGCAGGGCAATCAGTCGTTGTCGCGGGCTTGCCTTCACCGTTTTCAGCAACCGTCACCGTCGTAGACGTTAAGGAATACAGTTTCACCGCAGCGCGTACAGGCGCGGATGTGACATTGCGTGACATCATTCCAATGGGCACTGCAACGCTTTCAGGCTATTCAGCAGCTGATTTATACGCCAACAATGCGCCAATCGAATCAGCAATCCTTGCAGTCAGCGTCGAAGTGTTTCAATCACGCGTCGCAGCAGGCGGTCAGATCGAGGGCGTGGACTTTACCGCGACCCCGTATCGTATGGGTCGAAGCCTGACCAACCGAGTCAGCACATTGCTTATGCCTTACCTAGACGTTGAAACGGTCGTGCAGTAGTGCCCGCCAATTCCGTCGCCGAAACCCGTGCAGCGTTAGCAAACGCGTTTTCATCATTAGCAGCAAATATTTATCCAAGCGTTCCCGAAGCACCAATCCCACCTGCAATCGTGGTCGTGCCTGACACGCCCTACATGGAAATTGCGCTAATCGGCAAGGCACAAACAAAAGTCAAATTAAATTTCGCAATCAGTGCAATTGTCGCGTCAAATAGCAACGCGGGTTCACTGGACAATCTAGAAAAACTAATCATGGGAATTCTTGCTGCAATGCCAGCAGGATACGTTGTTGGCGTTGTTGAAAAGCCGACGGTGTTGGAAGTAGGACAAAGTCCAATGCTGGTTGCTGACATAAACGTTTCGACGTACTACACACAAACAACCTAGGAGAATCATGCCAACGACAATCATCACAGGTCGCGATCTCGTCTTGACGATTGCGACAACAAACTATGACGCACAGGCGACCAGTGCGACATTGACCAACTCACCAACAATCGAGACTTACCAGACACTTGACGGCAAGGCTTACAAGCGCATTGACGATCAGTGGACATTCGACGTTGAAATGCTTGCAGACTGGGGCGCGACTGGTTCATTGTGCGAAGCACTATGGTCAGCAGCTGAGTCAGCACCAAACACTGCGCTGGCAGTATCATTGACCGCAGTGACAGGCGCAGTTTTTGCATTCACAGTTATGCCAATCTATCCAAGCGTGGGCGGGTCAGCACCTGACGCACAAACCGTTTCCATGTCATTTGTTGTCGTGGGCAACGTAACCGAAACATTCAGTTAAAAACCAACTAATCGGGAGAAAAAATGAAACTACCAATAACAATTGAATACACAAACGGCGATCAAATTACCTACACGGCGGCACCGCCTGAATGGGTGAAATGGGAAAAGCACACGGGCAACACAATTGCCCAGGCGCAAGAAAAGATCGGCATTGCTGATCTTGTTTTCCTTGCTTATCACGCCATGAAACGAGAAGCCGCTGGGAAGCCAGTCAAGCCAATCGAAGTATGGACAGAAACCATTTCTGAAGTGATAGTCGGTGAGGCAAACCCAAAAGCCACCCAGTCGGAAGCCTAAGTCGAATCGTTTGGGAGATAGCCCTGGCAACGGGGCTATCACCTGGCGAATTTGAATCAGCCGAGGACATTCTGACAATAATCGAAATTTTAGAAAGGCGCGCAAATGGCAAGTGAAGCAATCAGTTACGACAAAGCGGAATTGCGCGCCATTCTAAAATCATTCAAAGCAATGGACGAAGAAGCAACCGCCCAGGCAAAAGAGCAGACTTCGAAACTGGCGGATTATGTTCGCACCAAGATTATTTCAAAGGCTAATCAATCCACCAACCGCGTTGCACCTAAGATCGCTCAGGGTTCAAAGGTTTCAAAGTCGTCCAAGATCGGTGAAATCTCATTTGGTTTTGCTTCGCAGAAATTAAGCGGTGGCGGTACAACGCAACAGGTTTGGGGCGGATACGAATTTGGTTCGAACCGCTATAAGCAGTTTCCAGTCTGGTCAGGTCGTGAAGGACGTGGGTCACGCGGTTGGTTCATTTACCCAACACTTCGAAGTGCCCAGCCTGAGATCATTAAACGCTGGGAAGAATCCTTTTCGCAAATAGTTAGGAAGTACGACTAATGGCTGGCAGTCGCACCCTTAAACTTTCCATACTTGGCGACGTTGATAATCTCAACAAATCGCTCAAAACCGCTTCAGGTGACGTTGATTCATTTGGCGACAAGGTTGGCAAGGCTGGCATAGCAATCGGCAAGGCGTTTGCCGCAGCTGCTGCCGCTGCTGGCGCAGCCGCAATCGCAATTGGTATTGAAGGCGTAAAGGCTGCAATTGCTGACGAAAAGGCACAAACACAATTGGCACTGGCGTTGGAAAACGCAACGGGTGCAACCCAGGCACAAATCAAGGCGACCGAAGATTCGATTCTTCAAATGTCATTGGCAACGGGTGTTGCTGATGACGAATTGCGTCCTGCCCTAGCGCGCCTAGTGAGAAGTACGTCGGATACTGAGAAGGCACAACAACTATTGGCAACTGCGCTGGACATTAGCGCAGCCACGGGCAAGCCAGTTGAAGCGGTTGCTAATTCACTAGCCAAGGCTTACGACGGCAATACCGCAGCATTGGGCAAATTAGGGGTTGGCTTATCGACTGCCGAATTGAAAACGATGTCATTTGAACAGGTTCAAGGTCGCCTGACTGAATTATTTGGTGGTGCAGCAGCACGAAATGCAAATACCTACGCTGGTCAAATTGCACGCGTTCAGGTGGCATTCGACGAAGCCAAAGAAACAATTGGCACTGCATTGCTTCCAATCCTTGACAAACTTCTACAATTTATCAATCAAAACGCATTGCCAGCAATCAACGCATTTTCCAGTGCGTTCAGTCTGACCCAAGGAAATGGATTCGGCAAGGTTCTTAGTGACGTGGCAGGGATCATCAAAAACATTGTTACACCAATTTTCAATGCTTTCAAAGAAACATTCGACCGAATCAAAAATACTATTATTGAAAACAAAGACGAATTTAATTCGTTTTTTGAAGTCATCAAGGCTGCTGCACCAATTGTGGGTCGCGTATTAGGGGACGCTTTCCGGGCAGTGGGCAAGGTTGCTGACGTCGTTTTGAACGTTATCGCAAACGTTTTAGGTGCAATCAAACCATTGATTAACTTCGCCATTGACGGAATCAATAAACTAATAACTGGAATCAATTTGATCAAGCCAGGTTCGGACATTCCTTACATCACCAAAATTGGCGGTGGATCAGGTTCGACGGCAACGGGCGCACTTGGTAATTTCTCAATGTCCACGGGCAGGGTTGCGACAACGCCAACTACTGGCGTGACACCAACAACAGGCGGGACAACGACCCCAGCAGGCGGCGGTGGCGGTGGCGGACTTGCAGCGGTTGCAGCGTCAGCAGCTGCGGTCGCCAACAATGTCGTTGCAGGCAGTTTCAACCCTGGTCGATTCCGTCAGGCAGAAAACGTCGGCATGACCACAATCAACCTGACCGTCACTGGCGCGTTTGACCGCGAAGGCACTGCACGGACAATCGTTGAAACATTGAACGATTCGTTCTACCGTGGCACGGGTGGTGCAGGAAGCCTACAAATAGCATGACGCAATGGTCGCCAGTCTGGAAAGTTGAAATTGACGGCACGGAATACACTGACGCAATTTTGGCAAACCTTGTCATTCGTAGTGGTCGGACAAACATTTATGAGCAGGCGCAGGCGGGCTATACCAACATTCAATTGATCGACCTTGACCAAACTGCAATCCCGGTCGCAATCAATTCGACAATTTCGATTCAGGTCAAAAACACGTCAAATGTATTCGTGCCAATCTTCGGCGGTAGCGTCGTGGACATTGGGTTGGAAGTGCGCGACGTGGGTTCGACTATGTTCACGCAGACCTATTCGATCACGGCATTGGGCGCATTGGCACGTTTGCCAAAAGCATTGACCAACGGCGTACTTTCAAAGGCGTTCGACGGTACACAGATTTACACGATACTTGCAGCCCTATTGCTTAATACTTGGGCTGAAGTGCCTGGTGCATTGACTTGGGCAACATACAAACCTGGCACGACCTGGGCACAGGCTGGAAACAGTGGTTTAGGTGAAATTGACCGCCCAGGTGATTATGAATTGGCAGCACGTTCAAGCGAGCGAACCGACGTTTATTCGCTTGTTTCAGCATTGGCGACGTCAGGGCTTGGGTACATTTACGAGGACGCGCAAGGGCGCATTTCATACGCTGACGCCACCCACCGCACCCAATACCTTTCAGCCAACGGTTATGTTCAACTAACTGCCAACCAAGCGCGTGCAGCAGGTTTACGCACCGAAACCCGTGCAGGCGACGTTCGCAACAATCTGACCATAAAATACGGGGTGACCAGCAGCAGCGAAAGATCAGCCAGCGACGCAAATTCAATTCTTAACTACGGCACGCTTTCCCAAATTATTACGACGACCTTGCACAATGCAGCTGACGCGACCGCACAAGCCAATTTTTATCTGGCATTGCGTAAAGACCCGCAACCAATTTTCAAGGAAATCACTTACGACCTGACCAATCCTGAAGTGGACAATTCTGACCGCGACAATTTGATCGGCGTATTCATGGGCATGCCCGTTTCAGTTGCTGACCTACCTGCCAACATGGGTTCAATCTTTCAGGGCTTCGTCGAAGGTTGGTCATTCCAGGCAGGTTACAACCGACTTTCGGTTTCATTACTGGTTTCACCTACGGCGTATTCATTGCAGGCATTGCAATGGGACGAAGTTTCCAACACATTCACTTGGTCGGGCGTGTCGCCAACGCTTGACTGGGCACGTGCAACAATTATCACCTAAGAAGGAGAAAACATGGCAAACCCAACCACGAATTTCAACTGGCAAATGCCAACGTCCAGTGACCTGGTCACGGATTTGCCAGCCGATTTTGAAACATTTGGTCAGGCGGTTGATACTTCACTTGCAGACCTTAAAGGTGGCACGTCAGGTCAGATTCTTGCCAAGGCATCAAACACCGACATGGATTTTACTTGGATCAGCAATGACGTTGGTGACATCACTGCCGTTACTGCTGGGACTGGTATTTCAGGCGGTGGCACTTCGGGCGCAGTAACAATCACAAATTCAATGGCAACTGCAATTGACGCAAAAGGTGATTTGGTTGCTGGAACAGCTGCTGACACGTTTGCACGATTAGCAGTAGGCGCAAATGGAACAGTTTTGACCGCAGATTCTGCTGAAACAACTGGCATGAAATGGGCTACCCCTAGCGGTGGTGGTGGTTACACACAATTAGCCAGTGGTTCGCTAAGTGGCGCATCTTTAAGCCTTACAAGTATTTCCCAAAGTTATGTTGATTTGGTTTTGTATGTGAGTGCTTGGTCTGCCAACAATGATGCTTTTCCCATCTTAAACATAAACAATAACACCGCGGGCACATACAATGGTGGATACACAGAAGCAGGTGATGGAAGTTTCACATCTACCAGTCCGACAGTTCTAACAAGATTAGAATTACACAGTGCCGCTGATCTCAGTTTTGCTGAAAGAAACAACATAGTTATCACCTTCCCGAATTACACTAATACGACTGGTGGTAAAGTTATTCAATGGAATGCTTCTTTCATTAACGGAGCGGTCACAAAGAATTTTGCCGTAAGTGGTTTTGGATTTGATTATCTAAACGCAGCAGTGACTCGAATTGATTTAGGCTTAAGTTCGACAAATACATTTGATGCTGGTACTTACATTCTTTATGGGAGAAAATAATGACTAAACCTATTATAAAAATACACGACACAAGCACAAACGAAGTCATTGAGCGTGAAATGAACGCTGAAGAATTGGCAGTATACGAAGCCAATTTGTTACGTGAGGCAACAGCATTAGCAGAAGCCAAAGCACGCGAGACGGCTAAGGCTGACCTTTTATCAAAAATTGGCATTACAGAAAATGAAGCGAAATTGTTGTTGTCATGACTTTTCCACAAGGCACAAACGCGCGCCTGATCGAAGTTGCGGCAGCTGAAGTCGGCACGATCGAAGAAGGCGACAATCTGACAAAGTACGGCAAATTTACAAAGGCAGACGGTTTGCCATGGTGCGGAAGTTTCGTTAATTGGTGCTGCCATACCGCTGGAATTAAGATTCATTCAGTCGTCAGCACTGCAATTGGCGCACATAAATTCAAAGAGATTCAGCGTTGGTCAGGTATGCCACAACTGGGCTACCTGGCTTTCATGGACTTTCCACATGACGGCGTTGATCGCATTTCACACATTGGAATTGTTGTCGGACTTATCGATTCAAAGACATGTTTGACGATCGAAGGAAACACCAGCGGGACAGGCGACCAGCGCAACGGCGGCATGGTAATGGTGAAGGTTCGTTCATACGGTGAAGGCAAGGAAATTGTCGGTTTCGGCATTCCAAAGTTCGTGCCGTATAAGGGCGAATTTCCAAAGATCGAAATACCAACAACGGCAGCGAAGCCAAAGAAGGAGACAAAAAAATGGTCGAAGCCAAAGCAGTAGCAGCGTCGTGGGCGCGTTCATTTATGGCGGCAGCACTTGCCCTTTACATGGCGGGCGTTACCGACCCAAAGACTTTAGCAATGGGCGGCGTTGCAGCCGTTGCACCAGTGATTTTGCGCTGGCTTAACCCAAACGACAAAGCCTTCGGTTCTACGGGGAAGTGAGCCGACGATTCGCAGCGGCTGGGTTAGTTTGGGCACTTGCACTAACCCAGTCCGCTTGCGGGTATCAAGGGTGGATTCGTTATGAATGCCAAGAATACGACAACTGGTCGAAACCAGAATGCCAGCCGCCGCAATGCGTCCCGACTGGAACATGCACTGACGACATACTTGGAATTGAATCGGGACAAACCAGCCCGACGCAAAACCCCTGAAGAAATCCACGCGCAGCTGATTTTGATAATTGGCACAACTTTGGCAATGGTGTTTTTGATTGTGACCATTGGAATCACTTACGCATTAATTTTCGTAACCCAGCCGATCGGGGCGCAAGCGCCGAATGACGCAGCCTTTATCGATCTACTTAAAACCCTGGCAATTTTCTTGACTGGTTCGCTGGGCGGTGTACTGGCTGGCAATGGACTGAAATCCAAACCAAAGCCCGCAGACACGCCGACAAACACGCAAGGTTCTTGACCGCGCGCCAATCATGCGTCACCCTGAGTTCAGGTGGTAACACTTACCGCCAAGAATCGGGAGAATTCAAAATGGTACTTGATCTATTAGACCCTGAGACATTAGGGCGTTTGGTGCTGGTCATCATTCTTATGGTGATTTCAGCCGCTGCTGGCTATGCCAAAGGCTTCAAAGAAGGCAAGCGCGAAGGCATTGCACGCCGTAAGGCAATGGTTCGCCACATAGCAAACAAGGCGGTCAAATAATGGGGTTCCTGGACAACTACGAAGCAAGCCGTGAACGCCTAGAACGCTGGTTGGCAACATACCCAACTGGTCGCATTGAAACCCGCATTGTTGAATTCAGTGCTGAAAAGGGTTATGTCTTAGTTGAAGCACGTGCATACCGTGAAAACGACATGATTCCAGCAGGCATTGATTATGCCTACGGTTACCAAGCCGCTTACCAGCCAAACATGAAACGCTGGTTCGTTGAGGACACAGTGACTTCAGCAATTATGCGCGTGCAGCAGTTGGTCATGGGCGGTGCGGAACGAAGCACCAAAGAGATCATGGAACAGGTTGAACGCACACCTGCCAAGATCGCCAACGCTGAAAAAGACTATGACTATTGGACAACCAAATTCGGTGACGTGCCAAGCCATAAGACCGCAGCTGAAGCCGAGCAGTCAGGTATTCCGTCATTGGGTTCATCAATGGACGAAATTGCCAAGCAATTAGGCGGTGAGTTAGTCCAGGAAGCACCGCAGTGCAGTCATGGGCACATGATCTGGAAGCAAGCCGCTGAAGGTGCGCCAAAGAATTGGGGCGGGTATTTCTGCACCGAACGCACGAAAGCGACGCAATGCACGCCGCGTTGGTACGTGCTGACTTCGTCAGGAAAGTGGGCACCCCAAGTATGAGCGATTTAAAGAAGATTTACACGTCACCCGACGGGCACATTTACAGTTTCAGCGGATACGGCGGGGTTGAAAATTGCTCAGATTGTGACGACTTCACCCAGGTGAACGAATACGACCGTGATGATTCGCTGGTTGTTTTCTTCTGCAAGCGTTGCGAAGATCGGTTGCACTTATGAGCGACCTTATTGAAATCATCTACCCACAAAGCATGACGGCAAAACTGCTGCAAAACGGTGAAGTGATTGCTGAATACAAAGTCGAACAATGCGACGGGTGTGACAAATTGTTGAAACTCGATCCATTTGGTTACAAGGTAGGACAGGCAGGCGAAAAACTTGCTTGGTTATGCGGTGAATGTCGTTGAAAATGCAATTGACACGTCAAGAGCAAATCACGTGCCATGAAGCAGCAGTCAGTCATTACAAGGCTGACACATTTCTGCACCCAGGCATGGATTCGACTTACACCAAGGACAAAAACCTGCATGAATTAATTGCACAATACGCCGAAGCCCTGGGGGCTGAATGGGTTGTTGCCAAATACTTGAATGCAGACTATGACCCGTTCATTTCAAAGCATAAGGAAGCAGCTGACGTTGGCAGTCAGATCGAAGTCCGGTGGACTAAGTACGTTGCGGGGCAATTGATCGTTCACGAATACGACCGACCAAATGACATTGCCGTGCTGGTTACAGGTCAAGCACCGCATTACTTCATTGCTGGCTGGATTCCTATTGCGATCGCCCAGCGTGCCAAATACCGCCATTCCAAGCAACCGAATTGGTGGGTCACCCAAATCAATCTTCAACCAATTGAGAATTTAAGGAAATCCAATTATGGACAAAGTTCAATTTGAATGCAGGAAATGCAAGAAAGTCACGACCCAGTTAATCCACAAAATCACGGACAACCTGCCCGAAGGTGTGGAAGTAATTCAATGCACGAAGTGCGAAGTCATGGGGGTTGCACAGATAGGGACTTCAAATGCCAATCTATGAGTTTGAATGCACGGTGTGCAAAATCCGTGTTGAGGTGGATAAGTCAATCCATGACGAACGAAATCCAATCTGCTGCGGGACAAACATGAGTCGCAGGTACTCAACCTTTGGCATTTCATTCAAGGGCGACGGCTGGGGACATCAATGAATAGTTATCCACAGAAGTTATACACAGGTGCAAAAACCTTGTGGGACACGCCCAACGCCATGCGTAAGTTATTCATTTGCTTGACAGGCGCGGTACGATCTAATCGCTTGAAGCGCGCCGCTGAGGCGGTGAGCGCGCGAGGGCGAATCGATCTAATGGGCAAGGTCTTTGCCTTTACGGCAATGCTTTCAACAATGAGCATTCCAGCAGCTGAATCAGCAAACTATTCAATAGACCATTTGAAACTTTATGCACATTCAAGGATTCTGGACTACAAGGAATTCCAATGCTTCAACAAGATCATTACCAAGGAAAGCCGTTGGTCTTATCGTGCGGTGAATGGTTCGCATTTCGGTTTGGGTCAAATGCGGTCAAAGCATTACCGTGACCTTGACCCATTCAGACAGATAGACGCTTCATTGAGATACATAACAAACCGTTATCAAACACCATGTAAAGCATGGGCGTTTCATCAGGAAAGGAATTACTACTGATGAGCAGTGCATTAAAGGACAATGGTTCAACATCTCGATGGCGAAAGATTAGGCAACGCATACTGCAACGAGACGGCTACACATGCCAGGCATGCGGAATGGAAGGCAACTCAGTTGATCACATAGTGCCACGCAGTGCAGGTGGTGGTGATCATGACTGGAATCTTCAAACATTGTGCACATCATGCAATTCTGCCAAGGGTGGGCGGTTTTTTAATACACCTACGACAC